AGGGATAAGGCTACCAGCTAGGCGTGTCTCCACTGAAGTTCGACATTCTTGCTCATTACAGCCATCATTGTGGCTTGGTCTGACAGGGTTTTCATCTTGGTTTTGATGCGATTGTATTCAGCCCTTGCTAGGTCAGCCTTCAGCTTTTCCTCTACTGCTTGCAATTTAGCCACAGCTTGCCGGTCTGCGACTGTCCCAGAGTTGTTTAGGAAGGCCAGCGATACAGCTCGGTCATACGCTGAATCAGCATCTGCAAGCTTGCACTCGGCATCGTAGAGAGCGTTAGCCCCCTTGTCCATCTCTTTCGTCAGCCTTTGTAATTCCTCGACTATGTGGCCTGGTGTAATAATCTCCATTTTTTAGCCTCTCAGCTTTCTCTCTTTGTAACTTCCAAATGACACTTATTGAATCGAAGTCGCCCACATCAAACTGCTCTTGCAGGCACTCTTGAGTTTCAAGAATTGAGGCTAGAAGAATCCTCTTTGCCTGTAAGTCCATTAGCGATTGCCTTGATCTTGTCGAGTGTGTCATCGGTTGCGCCACCTGTTTTAGCTTGGCTGTATAACAATCGTAAACCCTCGATGTCATTCCCTAATGCCTCAGTCATAGCAAGCCAATCCTTAGCGGTTGCCGAACTTTTGACTTGTCTGTTGCGAACTTCCTCAGATGAGGCAATGCCTTTCTTGGTGTCAACAGCTAGAGCTGCCACCATTGCGCGACCCCATGCTGCGGTTTCTGCGTTCTGAACTTCGCTATCTCTAGTAAAGTTTGTCGGTCCTGGGATTGGCTCCCAAGCTGTTCCGATACCTGGTCGCGCATCATCCGGTGAGCGATAAGCGGCAGCGGTGTAGATAATCCAATCCTTGCCGTTTACATTTACAAACTCATAGCTGACCTGCTGAAGTGAGCCTTGAGGGAACTTCTCCCTAAACTCGACTATGCGTGTTGCTACATCAATGTAGTCCAATGGACCTTTGTAGTTGTTTGCCATTTCTATTTCCCTTTCTCGTGGTGTAGGTATGGTGCGCCACCAGCTCTTGATCTCAGGCTGAGCAGATGCTCACCAAAGACTAGACCTCGCTTAGCCCCATCCATTGCTTGTATAACTCTAGCTTTTAGCTCTGTTGTTTTGACAGTAGCCTTTTCTAACTCGTCAACCGAGTTGAGGTAGTGCATCCCTAGATCGTCAAGGTCAACCTCGGTGTCAACAATGCCAGGGGATAACGCCCTAATTGTTTCTAGGGTCGAGTTGCTTCCATCCCAGTAAGGCATTTTCATATCTAGGCAAGCCTGTCTAAATCTGACAGCAGCATCCCAAAGTGTCTGCGCCTCGAACTCATCCCACTCGATGTCAAACTCCATGTAGCTAGAACCTGCGAGCGCAACTAACTTAGCTTGCTTGATTCCAAAGACTCTCATGTACCAAAGCACTTGAGCGCGGTAAGCCTGTGGCACACCACTCCAATAGTCGCGTGAGAACTTGACCTCAATGATTCCCCAGTTCCCGTCAGCATCTTTGTAAAGTCCATCGGGGTTAGACCTAGCCCAAGGGTTTTCTTTGTTTGCCCATGTTCCTGTTTCGTAGATTTCTAATTCAGGATTCTCAGCGGCAAACAAGTTCAAGATAGGTGACTCAAGAATTGTGCCGAGCTTCATGCTCATATTCGGTGTAACCTCATCAGGAATCTGACCGGTCTTTTTTGCCCACTTAGTTATGCATGACTCCCAAGAACTAAGTCCAGCGATTGCTCCGATGTCAGAGCCACCAACTACACCTGGTTCGTTTCTTAGATCGTGCCACTCTTGACTGCCGTTAGCAAAGTCCCCAAGTAGGACTGCATCAAATAACTCATTGGTTTCTGCTGGTAATTTATTTACTGGCAAGGTTTCCCTCTCTTTTCCTTGTCGCAAGGCCACGCTAACTCTCTCGGCGTGGCTTTGCTATTGCGTATGGTTTCACTCTAGGGTGTACCTATGACATTACGCCAGATTGAACGCAAATATATTGAATTGCAAGAAGCAATAAGAAACAATGATGGGGTCCAATGTGCCTCAGTCCCAGAGGTCTTTTTCCCAGAGGATGAGCATGACCTAGAGATCCGTAAGTCAATGGTCAAGGTAGCCAAAGAGGTCTGTAATGATTGCCCAGTCAGGCTAAGGTGCTTTGACTATGCCTTATCAGCAGGGATGCATGGCATTTGGGGTGGCACTACCTATGAGGAACGGGTAAAGCTTAGGACTACTTAGAGCTAGGACCCTTGTCAGCAATCTTGCCAAAGCTCTTGTTTAGCTCGTCTGGGTCAATCTTGCCGTCTGCAAGGTAAGACCGAGATAGCTCCTGAGCCACATCAATCACACCAGCAAAGGCAGCCATAGCAACAGCCTGGATAACCTCAAGGCCGATGACAGCTCCACCGACAAAGATACCGGTGACCTTCAAGATGATGACTGCAAAGGTTCGTCTAATAATGTCTAACCACATGAGTTAGTCCTTTCGTAAAGGGTAAGTTGCTGCCCAGATGAGTATTGTCACGATGATTGCCCAACCTACAAAGTCTTTGGCTGTGCCTTCAAGCACTACCCAAGCGATACCTAAGCCGAGAATGGTCCAAGACTGGTCGAGCTGGTCTTTGAGAAACTTCAAAACTTCCTACCTGCCAATGCAACTTGGGTAACAATCACAGAGGCAACGATCACTTGTTGCGACTGCTCTCGCACCTCTGGACTTAAATCAGAGCCGATTGAGCGTAGGTTCTCTCCAAGTTTAGCAAGCTGTTCTAACGCTAGTTGAGGCAGGGCTGCGATGTTTTCTATCAAACTTTGCTCGACTTCAGGCTCTATAACGGGCGTAGGCGTGTTTTCAGGGGTTGGGGTAGGTAATGGGCTTATTTCAGGCTCAATCGGCTCTACGGGGCTTACAGGGCTAATGACAGTAGGTTCTGGCTCTGGCGTGGGTTCAACTGCTGGGGCAGGGGCAGGTTCAGGCTGAGGTTCAACAGTAGGTTCAGGGCTGGGTTCAATCGTAGGCTTAGGGGTTGGCTCTGCGCTGGGTTCGATGGTTGGCTCAGGGCTTGGGTCAATCACTTCCGGCTCCTGAGTAACTTCTGGACTAGGCCCAGCAGATGGTACAGGGCTAGGCTCGGTATCAGGAATATAACCAGGATGGTAAAGCAAAGAAGGATCCAGCTCACCGCCGTCAATAGATACCACGCTAACAAAAGTGGTGAACTCACCAGCAAAGCCACCCTCGCAAAAGTGCTGGGGAATGTTTCCCTTATCCAAGAAGTAGTCGTTTTCATTGTTCCATCCAATCCCGAAGGTCTGCTGATCTCCGTTTGAGTCTTGGCAAATTACAGTTGCTGAAGCTTGTGCGGCATAGGCAGGGATAGGTTGCCAGACCATAAAGAAAACAAAAAAGCCCACAGAGATTATCCGTAGGCTTTTTGAAGTTTGTAATTGTTTGAGCAAGCTATCCCAGTTTTGACCAAGTTAGAGGGCCAACAATTCCATCTGCTAGTAGTCCATGCTTCTTTTGGAAAGCAACAACAGCAGTATGGGTCATTGGACCGAATGGACCAGGTGGGTTTACACCTAGTTTGTTTTGTAAGTAAAGAACATCTGGACCTGCTGGCTCTCCACGCTTTAGCTCTGTGCCTCGGTAGGCTCTTGAACCCTTAGCAGGTGCAACACTTGGCTTAGCAGGTGAAGCAGGAATAGCACTCGTAGGTGCGCCTCTAAATGCTTCATAGTCAATGTTGCCAGCACCCATAGTTGGCTTGCCACCAACGCGGAATGAGAAGTGAAGGTGAGCGCCGTAGCCGTTTTCTTTGCCAAGACCTGATCCACCAGAAAGCCCGATGACCTGACCTTGCTTGACCTGCTGACCAGCGACAACATCAATGCGTGAAAGGTGTAGGTAGTCCGCGTTGTGGCCTGATGGAAAGCTCATAAAAATCATTCGACCACCAGAACCAGTAAAGGTTGGAACGATGCCTGTAACAGTTCCATCAGCAACTGCCTTGACTGGTGTGCCAGTTCCAACAGCGTAATCAATGCCAGGGTTTAGGGCTGGCTTTGCTCTGTTCTTGTGTCCCTCGAAGGTGTCAGAGATACTGCCACCATCTACCGGTCTAATCCATGAGGTCATTATTTTCCTATCGTTGCGGCTATCAAGCCGATGATTGCGATTGCTGATCCTGTTAGTCCTGTGTAGGCGATGCGCTCAATCCAAGCAAGTCTGGCAAGGGTAAGTTCGACCTCTCTGATTCGCTCAGGCACATCGTCAAGGTGATCTAGTTTCTGTAAAACCTTGACAAGAATCTCGCCATGCTCTAGTTGCTTTTTGTAAATGTCTGCTTGGGTAATGCGGACTGTTGTTGTTTCCTCAGCCATTAGTTGCCAAGCTCAGAAAAGTCTGCGAGTTCCCAATCAATCTCTGACTCATTCCAGTAGTAGGTAAAGCCGTCAGTTGGGTAAGGCACAGGTGCTTGCCAGATACAAGTTTCCTCGACAAGTAGCCAAGAGTCAAAAGGCTTAGGTGAGATAAAAGCGTCACGCTCAGCATCGTATGTGTAACCCTGACCTGCATAGTTCTTACGATAGTTGCCATTGTAAGAAGTGCGCTTGCATACTTGACCTCTAAAGTTGCCATACCAAGTTTCGGTGTCTAAGCCTTCAATTAGTTCGGTTTCGTCAATACCAGTAATAACCTCAGTAACTATATTATTGTCATCCAAAAAAGCGTAATGAGCCATTATCTCCAACTCACATTTCCTGTGCCATTAGTTAGTGTCGTTACCTTGTTTGCGCCGACAGTTGCTGTTGAGCCAGTAAGTCCTGCTCCTATTGTAATTGTAAAAGTAGAGGGGTAACTGAGTATAACTACACCAGAGCCACCAGTACCACCACCAGCAGTACGGAAGGTTGGAACACCTTCTCCACCACCTCCACCTCCACCGCCACCAGTGTTAATAGTTCCAGCACCACCTCGAGTTGAAATCCCTGCTGTACCATTACCGCCACCGCCAGTACCACCAGAGCCTGAAGTTGAGAAACCACCAGCACCACCACCACCAGCGTAAGTAACAGCAGTTCCAGTTATAGAGCTACTTGTTCCATTACCACCAGTAAGAACGCTTCCAGCAGCACTGGCACCACCACCACCACCACCTCGGTTGTTCTGAATACCATTAGCACCAGCGTTACCTTGACCAGATGTACCAGCGGCCGCTACTTGCTGCGAAGGTGCGTTAGTACCTCCACCTCCACCACCACCAGAACCACCAATTTGAGCAACCCAGTTTTGGTCACCAGCGTAACCACCACCAGTGGCAGTTATTGAACCAAACACCGAGTTTTGACCATTAGCGGGTTGTGAGTAATTTGAAGCAGGATAATCTCCTGTACCAACTCCACCAGCGCCAACAGTGACTACATAATTAGTTCCAAAAACTAATGTTTCAGTATTGGTCAAGAAACCACCAGCACCTCCACCTCCACCGCCACCAGCGCCTCCACCACCGCCACCGGCAACAACAAGGTATTGCACAATTAGCTTTCCTACTGCCGCTGAAAGAATCCCAAAAGGAATCAACATAGCTAAACCGCCGTAGCGTTACCGATGACTCGGTAGGAGTTAGTTTCAACACAAAGAACAGATACAGCGTCATAACGCTGACCAAGTGTGTAAGCCGTTCCTGCCGTGCCTCTACCAGCTAGGGATACCGCTGTTGATGCTCGGTTGATTGTTACTGTGCCAGCCCCATCCCAAAGGATGTCAACGCGATCACCGATGTCAAAGGCTGTGGCAGTTCCAAAGGAGACAGTAACCGCTGAACCGGCTGTAAAGCGAAGGGTCTTGTAGCTGTCTGTGCTAGCTACTGTATAAGAAACAGCAGTTGAGGTAGTAAGGGTTGGCTCGTAAGCTAATGTGTTCCAGTTAGCTGAATCATAAACCTGCACAGAATTAGAGTCATTTAGGTAAGTCACCATACCCTCAGAGGCAGTCCCAATGGCTGAGCCTCTAGCGGCTGTTCCAGCGAAGGTCTGGACAGTCTGATCCATTAGGAATGTGTTTACATCAGAGGCATCGAGTCTTGTAAAGCTCGCAAATACTTTTCTCGGCATGATTTCCTTCTATGGGCCTAGCGTGTTGACATCTAGGATACCCTTGCTGTCGCTGTCTAGAGTGAACAAGTTTCGTTCGTTCCTGAGTCTTAATTCTACTTCATGGCTGGTAAGCGTAATCCTATGGGAAATACCTGTGACTAGCCCTGACGCTATCTTTGGGTCACCAACGCCGTTAGGGGTAAAGCTGACAGAAATCAAAGAGTCAATCTCTAGACCAAGCACTTGTAGTTTTTGCTCGATTGTAAGGTTGCTTAGATCAACAGTGATGGACTGGACTCGTAGCTCTGGCTGGTAGTAGTAAGTCAGATAGTCTTTGGCAACCTCAAAAGCACCGAAGTCTGTCGAGTTCAATAGGTTAGTAATTGAGTAGCTTCTAACGCCATAGAGGGCTTTTGACAGAGGCGCGTCAATAACCTGCATTTCAGCAAAAGCATCTTGAGTGCTTGCCTCTATCTCGGTGTAAAGGAACTCAGAGCCATACTGGACATCAATCTGAGTAAACCTAATGCCAAGTCCAAAGTCTGTAAAGTTTACAGCTTCAGGGTTCGGGTTAGCTACTGTTGCCGTCAAGAAAGACTGAGCGTTACCTGCGCTAGCACCAGGGATAAGAATGTTAGCAACCGCTGAATAGGGTCCAGAGTAATCAGTTCCATGAGCGATAGCCACAGCGTTAATAGCAGCAACCCTAAAGTAATATCTAATACCTGGTGTTAGCTTTGTAGTGGTATAGCCTCTAGTTGTTGAGGCTGAGTCGGAAACAAGAGTTGTCCAACTTACATTGTCTTGCGATTGCTGAATTCGGTATCCACTAACAGCCTGACCACCATCAGAGCTAACCTCATCCCAAGTCAGAGTGACATTTGTATCTTCTGCACCACTAATAACACCAGCCAGATTGAGTGGCTGAGTAGGCAAGACATCGTAGTAAAGCCTGTAAGCAAGTCCACCCAAGCCAGCAGTAGCTTGATTTGTAAAGTTGCTAGATGTTGCAAGTGGTGTTGTATCGCCTCTGCTTGTGTTAGCACCAGAGGTCAGACCCCAGCCAACACCAGAATCAGCGGGTGAAAAGAAGGTTGGGCTGACAATAGAAAAACCAACCCAATACTGGCTACCTGAAAATACAGGTCTAGGAGTAATCTCTACCTGTTTAAGATTGCTGCCGGAAGTTGGCAAAGTGTAGTTAGTGCTACTTGTAAAGTTAGTTCCAGTAG